GCAAACTTAGCCATGCGATTGTCTACCGCCTCACCTCGCCGTGTGTCAAAGCCGCAAACCGTACGTGTAAGGTGTACCCGTTAGTCGTTCAGCCCGAGCACTTCTTCTTCGTCCATCTCGCAGTCGTATTGATCCATGATCAGATGGATGAGACGCAGCAGCTCTTGTCGGTCTTCAATCTCATGAGTGCGGGCTAGGAACTCGAGCGCCTGGTAGTCGATCTCGAAATAGTGAGATTTAGTTTTCTCGTTCAAACCCTTCTTCACACTGCCGCAGAAGATCGAGTAGATGAGCAGAGCATCGTTGCCGAACGTTTCGAGGATACAGCCCCGTTCACACGGATCGATTGACCACCCTACGCCTAGCTCACGCATGTGCGCGCATTCCCCACATGACTTCGGCCACATAGGGTTGCGCTGATACGCAACTAGGCGCCTGACTCGTTTCCCAGGCTTGCCTTTTGAACCTCACGGAAGGCGCCCATGTCAGTGCAGACTTCCATGACCTGATCCATCATGCTTCGCGAGTACGTCACCTCGGCAAGCGTCTCAAGGTCATCATCAGAGAACGGCAGTTCGCCCTTGTGATCCGTCTCAATGGACTTCTTTGAGTCCTTGTCCAGAGGCATCATCTCTTCAAGGTGCTTCACGGAAAGCCCACGCCAATCGACAATCATCTCACGGATCATCAGCTTAGAAAGAAGGTCGTTGTCTACGACCTCTTCGATCTGGCGGGTAGCCTTGTTGACCTGTCGCTTCGTGGCCCTGTCTGAGAGTCGCTTGATCTGGGCTGGGGTAAGGTACTTGACCAGGATATCGAAGCCAGGGTGTCCGTTTACCTCGATCCAAACCTGCAGATCGTCTACCGCTTTGAGAAGTCCCATGTATTCCCACCTCCGCGCATTCCACCGCTGCGCTGCGTTTGTTTTGGGTTGCTGAAAAAGGAAGGGGCCGCGTGACGGCGGTGGTGGATGCAACCGACACGCGACCCCCTGGGCCTGGCTCGCCTAACTCGCGGGCGCTGGCCCACGCTAGAAAAGGCTGGTCAGATTAGGAGAACGTAATTGAGAACTCGGAATCTGGCGTCGAGTGCTGAACGTTGTAGGTAACGGTCCAGATGCGAGTTCCACCGTCGCCGTCGCCAGGCTGCACATCCTCGACTTGCGCCTCCGGGAACGAAAACGAAACGATGTTGCCCGCCACGCTTCCTTGCTGCCACGTAACAGCGTGCGTGGTGCTCGCCGTCAGGTCAGCCCAGATGTTTGGCAGGGCGGTCAGCGTGTTCTTCGCCTCGATGACGAGTTCCAGCTTCGGCGCCGTCGATTCGACGTTGAGCCCCGCGTTACCAGTGGCAGCATTAGCGTCACCGCGTTCGCCAGTCGCCAGCCCTCGAGTAAACGAGAACGACTTGAAGACCAGCTCGTTGCCAGCCGGAGATGCGTTTGTCCACGTCACCGTACCGTTGTCGATCTGCAAGTTCGCCGATTTCATGGTGACAGCGTTGTTTGCGCCACCCGCCCAGCCCGTGAACTGCGCGGAGTTCACAGGGGCGTTGTAGACGCCCTGCATGTCGAACGTGACGTCAACACCCTCAGCCGCAGAGCCAGCCATAGTGAACGTCCCGTAAGTGCCGTTGACTTCGTACTCAATGCCGTCGAGCTCGGTCACGATCGTGGCAGACTCGAAGCCACTTGCGGACGGGCGTGGGGTATAGACCACGGACGAGCCAGCATCGACGGCCTCATCACAGCCGCATGCACGCAGAAGGTCGTTCCAGAGGGGTGCGGTGCCCGCCGTGCCAGAACCGGCAAGCATGACCTTGCCCGACCAACGCGAGAGCTGTCGACCAATCAGGTTCTTGACCGGGGCCATCGATTCCTGAAGCGGATTGATTTGGATGGTGTTCGTGTCGATGGCGACCGGATTCGCGTTGTCGAACAACAGAAACCCGTCGGTGCTTCCTACCATAGTCGGGTTCGTGCCATACGTGGACTCGATCTCGGCCATCGCCTTCACGACTCGATTTCGTGACTGTGCCATTTGTAGTTGCCTCCTCTAGCGAGAAATAAAAAAGGCACCCGAAGGTGCCTTGCAGAAAGAAAATGTGTGGTGGGACGCTACGTGAGCGCTTCGGTCAGTCGGCGGCTAGCACGTTCCCACGTGTACCACCGCGCCTTACGGTGAGCCTTCCTGCCCACCCGTAAAGCCTTGGTGTAGTTCATCATGACGTCCCGCATCGCGCGGGCCACTTCGACGGGACGGGCGTATGCGGTCCTGACCGTTTGGCCTTCGCTCGTCATCGCGCTGTCCCAATCGAACCCGACGTAATACACCGAGTCTCGGTCTGTGAAATCCTTGACGCCCGAGTAGTCCGTGACGACGCATGGCAATCCGGTTGCCATCGCCTCAAGAGCCGTCAAGCCAAAACCCTCGCCCGCTGTAGGGAAGATAAACCCATGCGCCGAGTGGTAGAGCTGCTCAAGCGCTTCGGTAGAAAGCCGTCGGCTATCCACAACGACGTTGCCCACCGTGTCGATAGTGTCCCGCCCCGTGCCGGTGGTCTTCATGTATAGCCGTGCGCCGTAGGTATTCTGAAACACCCGCGTCCAGACTTGCTGGATCACGTCCCATCCCTTTCGGGCATTGGGCGCACCGACCCAGAGCCAGGTAAACGGCATGGTCAACTTGCGCTCTCTGTAGTGGAACGCCTCGAGGTCCACTCCCAAAGGCACCACTTCAATCGGCGTCCTCACGTACTTGCGAAAGATGTCCTGGCAAAATTTCGACGGCGTGATGATCTTGTCAGCCTGGGCCAGAGCGTGGATTCTCTTCTTGTCCAGAACCTCAGACTCCCACATCGTGAGCAGCACGTTGCGCTTACCACGTATAGGCTTGAATCTACCCGGCTCAATCATGTGTAGGGCCAAGTCAACACCGTCGTCGAACTGGCAGCCTTGCTTGAGTAGTCCTTCGTGGAAGCGCTGTCGCATGAGGCTATAACCCAGAGCATTGCCTGTAATTTCTTGCGTCGGTGTTACCCAGTGCAGCCTCATCAAGCGTTGTCCTGATTGCCGAGTTCGTGCTCGTAGATAGCGTCGAAATCTACGCCTGCGACAATCAGGTTCGCGTTGTTGGGATCTATCACCACTTCGTTGCCCCTCTCGTATAGGTTGGCTAAGGTTTGAATCGAATTGGCACCGGTCAGTGTGATGTCGGTGCCCACGGCCTTGGTTACATCGGCCAGCATCTGATTGGCCGTGGTTCGCGGGTCGGTGTAGTCCTCTTCGAGGTAGACAACCATCACTCGCAGAGTGCCAGCCAATTTCCCAAACGAGTTCGTATCCTTCGTTTCGTCCCCCTCATAGACGTAAATCGCCGGGGTCGATATTGTGTCTGGCAACGGCGCCATCGTGCGTTCGACGAACCGAACATCCCGGGAGTAGCCGTTCGCTGTCGTGATTGTCTCAAGCCGCGTCTTGATCGTAGACATGACCTGCTCGCGTAGTGACGCCACTTCTTACCTCCGATCAAGGGCTCTCTGCAATACGTCGCGTATGTCGGTCCGCACGCGGTGCTGCATTTCTTTGAAGGCCGGCTGCACAAAGGGACGGGGCTTGATCTTCACCTGCTTCACCAACAGAAACAGGGGATAGACGCTCGCGTCCGATTCCATACCCCAGAGCATCAGGCGCCCCTTTTTGCTGCGGGCGAACCATGTCTCTTCAAACTCTTGCTCGGCCTCGCGAGCGGTGAACCGGGGATTACCCGAAGGCGTCTTTGCGCGGTCAAGCGGGATCGTTAGATACTTGCTGCGCGTCGGTCGGATCGTCCCGCCAAACTCGTGAATACCAGCATACGCGAGCGCTTCTGTACGCTTGATCGTACCAATCGACACAGACGTAGCGTTGGCCTTGCGTTGAACGAGATAGTGCAGCGACTTGGTGAGCTGACCGCTTCTGATCCTAAGGTTTCGCCTGCCCCCAGCACTGGCGAACTTGACCATACGCGCAGAAGCCCGCTGCCCTTCTTTGTTCAGCGTCTTGGCGATCTCGTCTCGAAGATTCGGCGCCGCCTCTTTGAACGCCCTAGTCAGTCCGAAGTCGCGAAACGTAACCTTCGCCATTACACTGTATGCACCTTGTACTGGTCGAGAATGTCTTGGACCTCAGGCAACAGCTTCGACGGCGCAGAAATACTGACGGACCCGCCCTGCAAGTTCTTCGACTGCAGCCCCAACTCGTTGCGCCGCTGCCACCAGAAGACCACCTGCATCACCGCAGCCACCCTAAGGTCATCGGGGACGTCCTCGACGCTGGTCCCAAACCCACCCGTCCACACCACTTGCACAACACCCTGCCCTACAAGCCACCGGCCGACGTCTCGGCTGAGCAACCCCGTGCGCCAGTCGAAGTAGTAGTCCGTGGCCACAAGAAGATACGTGGCGCCAAAGCCGCGCTCTGAGTCCTCATGGACCGTTGTCACAGAATTACCAGAGGCCCCGAAGGCGGGAAGCTGGATGAATTCCATCCACCCCTCAGGCGAGAACGTTTGCGTCCTCGCTTCCAGGTAGAACTCTCGATTGCAATAGTTCTCGGCCCGCTTCGAGAAAGCCCTGATCAGCTTCTCGAGCCAGAGCCGGTCGTCTATTCCCACCTTGTCCATGCCAGGGTAGACGGACACGTCATCGACTGTCGCCAGTTCGAGCAAAGCCATTACGTCACCTTCTCGAGGTTTTTGACGACGATCACCGCCGCGTATCGTCCGGTCTTGGCCCCGGCGTTGTACGTGAAGTCGAACTGCAGCAGATGCCGTTCTCTCGGACGGCTGGTGTCAACGATCACGTTGTCATTGGGCTGAAGCTCGAACGTCAACAGACCGCTGGTTGCATGGAAGGTCCCGTTGTTCGCGTTCTTGATGTCCTGAGCATTGCGTAGGTTTATGACCGCCTTGGCTGGGTCGTCGAGAGAGTAGAGCGTGGCCGTTAGTGTGGTCAGAGCAGAGAGCGCAACGGCATTGCCGTCCTCGTCAACAAGCGTGGCCTTGAACACGGCCGACGATTTTTCGTAAACCTCATAGGTCTTCATGTCACCCCAAAGAAAAAGGGGCGGCCCGAAGACCGCCCCTTAGCTAGAAGGCAGTGGTACTAAGAGGTTACGTCAGCAACAAAATACCGTTGGCACCCCACTGGATGGTAATGTCACCGCCGTTGGTTGTGGTGTTGGCCAGATCGATGAACGCGATGACGTACGACGTGGTGTCGTTGGCTGCGCCATCCTTGAAGATCACCGCGCCGTTGATCGTGCCAGCGTTGATCGCGGTCCACGTGACATCGGCCGCATCGAACGACGCGCGATCATTGACGTCATCAACCGCTACTGCGGCAGAAGCGAGGGTCTTGCGTCCCGCACCGCCCCAGCCACCGGTGTATCCAGTGCCCGAGAGTTCACCGAGCGTGGTGATGTTACTCAACGCCGGCCCGTCGTCCAGCGTGCCGTCGAACGTCGCGTCGACGAGTGCGACCTTGATGGTGTCGGTGTCTAGGTCTATGGTCCCGTTCATCGTGTTCGCTTTGAAGTCGTTGAAAACAAAAGAAGCCATTGGCTACCTCCTAGCTATATGCCCTCAAGCGGGCCGCGTTAGTGTGTGGGGAACGTTCCTAAAGGAACGATTCGCTGGTCAGGGTTGAGTCCGCCATCGTCTCGGACGTCTGTCCTGGAACGGTCAAAGATTCGTTGGTCAATCGCGCCACGACCATTGATTCAGCATTCAACTGCGCAACAGCGAATGACTCGCTCGTAACAGTGACGATCTCGTAGATGAGCCCGAAGGACGCCACGGGGACCAGAGAAGTCGAGGCCGTAAGCGTCGGTGCAAGCAGCAGATCCGTGGTAATACTCGCCGCTTGCGCTGTGACCTGCGCACTAGGCGTATCTGCGGTCCGTGATACGGCACCAGCCTGCAGACTTGGTGCAACGACGGAGGCGGCCGCACTGACTTCGGCTTGAGTCAGCGCTGTCGATACGCCCGGAAGAGACGCAGCTATGGTCGGCGAATCAGCGGCAAGCGTAACCGCCGCGATAAACACACCAGCGGATTGCGCCGCAGCCGCTACCGAGACGGTGTCGGCTGCTATAAGTGTGGCTGTATCAACCGACGCCGCGTCGGTACTGAAAGCGCTAGACGGCGTATCTGCGGTGATGCTGGTGGCACCAACGCCCACCGTAGGCGCAACAACACTGTGCGCCGCCGTGACCGTATCAGCAGCTAGGGTTGCACCCCCGCCGGCGACTACTACTGCAGGCTCACTCGTTATGGTAGCCGAAACAACGGAACCGGGAAGACCTTGTGTGACCGCCGGTAGTCCAAAGGCCGCAGATACAGCCGCAGGCGTGAATACCTGCGACACAAGCAGCGTCGGCGCTTCTGCGGTATACGCAGCAGTCGGGGTGTCCGCAGCGAGGGAGATCGGGACTAGGACAACCGCAGGCGAGACTACTGAGAAGCCTGCACTAACCGACGCCTGCCCTTCAATCCTTCCGGGCTGTACGACGCTCGCGGCCACCGAAACGGCGGCGGGCGTCAAAACGACCGTGCTGCCGACAATGCTCGATACGCCTGTTGTAAACGCCGACGAGGGCGTGTCCGCGACCAGCGAGAGCGGTACTACGACAGGTGTCGCTGAAACTACGGAGGCCGCAGCAGATGGGGCGTCGGCTGTAACGGTCGCGACAACCCCGGGATCTTCGATCGCGAGTATCGAGCTAAATGATACCGCCGATTGTGCGAGCCCGACACCGACAGCGCTGCTAAGGGCCGTGACTGGCGAAGCGGACAGTGTAACGGCGCCAGGTTGAACATTGGCCGCCACCGCAGTAAGCGCTCGAGAGAGTTCAACTGTCGTGAGAACGCTACTGAGGCCGGCTGGGGTGGCCGAGAATGCGGCAGCAGGCGTATCCGCCACCACCGTGACGACACCAGGCACCAACGTCGGCGCAACGACCGTGAGGCCGAGAACAACCGCGGGCTCCTGGAATGCAGTCGACTCTTCAACTACCCCGAACGTCGCAGACGGCGTGTCCGCCGTGACCGTGAACGGCTCTGCTATAAGCGTCGCTACTTCCGCGGTCAGCGCACCGGCTACAGCAGGTTGAGAGACGGACTGATGCGTCAGGGCACTGGGGGTCGAAGCGCTCGCCGACGGCGTGTCGGCCGAAATCGTAACGACCCCAGCGATGAGCGTCGGAACCTCAACACTGAACGCCGTAGCAAGCGAGGTCGCTGGTTGCGCAACCCCGACGGTAACCGTCGACGTGGTGGCCTGCGGGGTATCTGCTGCAACGGTTGCGGCACCCGGAACGACCGTGGCAGCCTCTGCCGTGAGAGCCGCAGACACTTCCGAGGCGGGAATGAAGTTCCCAACCGTAGCGGCCAAGGTAGAGAAGGCCGCAGAGGGTGTATCCCCCGCTACCGTGTACGCGCCCGGAACCACCGTTGGTGCGACGACCGTGAGGCCGAGGACCACAGCAGGCTCTTGGAACGCAGTCGACTCTTCGACCACCCCGAAAGCCGCCGACGGGGTATCGGCTGCGACGCTATAGACCCCCGGCACAACAACCGCAGCGGGGGTACCGTACCCCGCTGACGGTGTATCCGCCGAAACGACCTGATCTGTCTGCCCCGAAACACCAGAGAAAACCGCTTGTGGCGTATCGGCAGTGACCGCCTGTTCTACAACAGCGGGCTCTACCGTAAACACCGCCGAGGG